TGAGATGTGATTTGTACTATTCCCAAATTCATGAACTCATCCCAATAAGTGATGATGAGAAGCCATAGATAGTGCTTCATCAATTACTTGTTCTGTAGAAATAACAGGAGGAATACAGGCTTCCACAAATTTATTATACATCACCGAAGACGAAAACTCTTTAGTTACATACTTCTGAAGTTTCTTTGCTTTCAACTTTGGTTCACCATAGCTTTTACGAACAGAGCGCAGAACTTTTTTATAATCCCATTCTTTTGCAAAGGACCATTGTGAATCTGCTTGAATTACTCCCTCCCATCGGGCTTCCGGTTGGATCAATTTGATATCATAAGAAACAGGTGAGAACATCGCTGTCTTTTTTGTTTTTCCTTTCTTATTTTTCACATCCATATAAAGATAGTCGCATTGACCACCCCACCCAACTGCAACAATCGGTAATCCATTATATGCGGCTTCAAATAGTGGTAGTCCAAAACCTTCACCGTGACCAATGTTAATTAATGCCTTAACTTTTTCATGCTGATAAACACTATTCATTTCTTCTTCTGCTAAGTCTCCATGCAAAAGATAAACACTACATTTGCGATCTTCATATTCAGCCAACAAATCCTTAAGACGAATTTCAGTTATTTGCCTATCTCTTTTGGAGTTTTTTGCCAACGAAGTTTTTACAACAAGGCCAACCTCTTGATCATAAAATTCTTCAACAAACCATTTAATAGTGTTTTCTAAATTTTTCCTTGGTATCCAAGTGCCAACTGTAAGGAAATTAAAATCATCCTTAAGATCTAACTTGATAGGTCTTGTCTGAATATCTTTTACAGGATAACCAACCACATCAATTGGCGTATTTACTTTTGCTATAAACTCTTGACCCGTAGCTGGATCTTGTGTTTTAATTTCCGTAGTATCAAAGCCAAATTTGGAATGTTCTGAAACTACAATGATCTTATCCATTAGGAAGGATTTTTCTATCCATTGAGGAGCAATTTTGGTAGTTTCAATACCAGCCGTGACGCCGATATTATAAGGGGCTAATTTTTCCCATTCATTAGGAATTGTTACCTGAAGTGATACATCAAATGTACCACCACCTTGAGTATATTGAATTGTTTTTTGTAACAAGAAATCAATCCATTGTCTTTCCTCATTGTCTTCCCACAGCCATCCAGTCACTCCCCAATTGGTGCTTAAGAGATATACGTCAAATAGTTCTGGTTTTGATCGGAGCGAACGTAAAACAAATCGTGTATGTTCTCCATATCCGCTTTGACTTAGTGCTGGACCTCTTACTAAGATTGTTTTCATACTGCTATTAGCTCCCATGCTTTATAATTTTTTCGTGTTTCCCAAGAACCATGCTTTTCATGAGTATCGAGTATAATCTTTTCCCACTGAGAAGAAAAATTATCAAAATTATAATTTCTAAGAACATGTTGTCTTGCACACTCACCCATTTCTTTGCGTTTGCTAACGCCGAACTCATACATCATCATTAATCCATCAACAACTCTTTCTTCTGAAACTCTATCTTCATAAATAAAGGGAACTTCTTGCGAACCAATAATTGCTTTAGACGTTGGCTCTAGTCCAATACCGTGCTTATATTCAGTCACGCCTTTATTCCTTTTGTTTCGTGATAGCATCTTTTTCTGTGTTATATTTTTTATTGAAGTAACTTGCTCTTGAAGTCCACCAGTCATTGTTGTCATGATGGGAGTCCCACAAGCCATTGATTCAAACGTAGCCAATCCGAAGCCTTCGGCATCCGAAATGTTTATCGTGCAATCCGCCGCATTATATATATTTACCAAAGCATCAGGAGGAATTTTCTCACCTGATATCAAGACCTCTCTATTTTGTAGATCTAGGTCATTGATAATAGCATATAGATCTTGTCCGTTTGGATCATTGGCAGCAGTATGCATAAGTAATGTAGCATTTGCTTCAGGGTGCTTTTTTATTAACTTCTTGCGGAAAGCATCAAACCAATAAATCAATGAACCACTTTGTTTACGACGAGCATTTCTATTATTCCAAAATACTAACATATGATTCTCATCTTCGATCCCAAAATGTTGTTTTCTGAATTGCTTGATATTCGTGTCGCTGAGTGGCTTAAATAGTTCTCCTGGTGTTGCATGAGGAAGATAATGTTCTTCTACATTTGGAGCAACTGTCTTTACAATATCTGAAGTTAATTTAGAAATGGTAGCAACAACATCGGTTGATTCATACCAAATTTTATTAAAAGTTGGATAAGGATAATTATCCCACACATGATAGTAAATCATAGGAACCAAAGACCTTATTTCGTTTTCTATTTCCCATAGCCAGCCATAAAAACGTGGATCGGTCATGAACCACAGAATATCTGGCTTAGTAGAACGAAGAATTGAACGAATTGTTTCGGCATTTCCATAGCCATCGATGGGATAAATAATCCAATCATCACCGAATTCTTCGGTCTTCTGAGGTTCATAATTTTTGTGCTTCATGGCACCACCAAGACTAATAAATTCGAATTTTCCTGTCTTGAGGAGTTCAACAATAAAATATTTTGTTTGGGTTCCCACCCCCGAGGGTGAAAGCGGGTGGTCTGATATAGTTAGAATTTTAATCTTTTTTTCGGGTTTCGGCTCTGCCATTAGTCTCCTTAAGGGCACCACTCCGTTCTATGAAATTCACATTTCGCGCAACTAAGACGATTTTTGGGGTGGTTCTTATTATGGATATTATACACGGCTTTATTTAAAACATTAAGCGAATTATTTATTTTTTTTTGTCCGCTGGAAACTCTAAAGATTTCAATCCTGTTTTTCTTGGCTGTTCGCTTCAATAATCCAAAGTATGTTTCTACCATGATCGGATCAATATTGTGCTTCTTACAAAAGAAGTGTTTATAATAAGTGAGTTGGTATGTAACCATTTTATCAGTCTTTCGTCTTATGTCCCAACCCCAAGAACAAGACTTCCAATCTATAATGTGATATTTTCCGTCTGGTGTCTTTATCACAAGATCTAGAAAGCCTTTATAGTCATAGTCTCCGGGACTATCTACAATAGGTTCAAAGATTTGTTCTTCTGCTGAGATGACTGTGTATTGTGGAAATTTTAGTTTCAGTGCTTTTAGAACTAGCGCAGCAAGTTCAACACCATGCACTTTCATATCACCAATCATTTTTTGTTCTTTGGCTGTTATTTCTTCTAACTTTCCTAGTTCTTCATCAAATGAATCACTGAAAATCTTATCATAATCTTCTGTGTTATCTAAAACTAGTTTTTCACAGGCTTCATGAAGTGCAGATCCAAAAGCAGTATAAACATTTCCTGTGAATCCCTTTAACTTATCTATGTAAGTTAATTTATGATAAAAGGGGCAAAAGTCCCAGTTTTTGAGTGCGCTAAAAGATACATGAGGCATATTAACTCCTTGTGGCATAAGCCAACGTTATAGTAATAGTCTATCATATAAAAAAGAAGAAGTCAAAGAGTATTTAACTAATTTCATTATATAATTTATTAATCTTGGAGTAAAGCACAGGATTTACATTCTTTAATAAATTAGGATCTCCAAATAAGTATTCTTCAACACCATTTGCAAAATATTCACGAATCGATGTGACTGAATAAGGAGAAATAAATAAATTTGGAATTATTAATGAAAGACGATCATAACCTATCTCATTATATAATAAATCGTCTAATTCATCAGTGAGATCAGGATCAAAAAAGATATTTCTAGAAAAATAAAAGCCTTCATGATTTAGTAAAGAAATTAGCTTATCTTTTTTGGCCTTAAACTCATTTTGAATTAATTTATCACCATAAATTTCATAGCCCATCTTTTCTTCTAAAGCATGTGCCAATTCATGACAGATATTTCTAGCAATCAATTCTTCAGAAGCATAATCTAGATTCTTAAAAGAAGATAAATAAATAACTCCATCTTTAAACATAGCCTCGATATTTCTTTCTTCTAATTCTTTAAAATCACCTATATAAATTCCATCTATAAGATTTAAGATTTGTGAAGGAATGTTTTTCTCTAAATTCTTGATAATGTTATTGAAGTCAATATCATTTGGGAGTTTGTTAATAACAACAACAGGTACAAGGCCTTTTAAAAGAGAGAACTCATTTCTGTTTTTTAGTGTGTGAGAAGAACTGCTTTTTATGTAATCTTTCATATATTTAAATAATGTATTTTAATTAATATCATGCTTCGCAAAGTCTGTCAAGTTAAAAGTTAAAGATTTTTTGCACATAAGGTTGCGACCTTGCTTCTTTCACCTTTAATAAATGTGATATGTCCTGTGATATCAAAATATTTTAATTTTTCAATCACGTAGGTTAAACCGTTTGTAGTCTCATCAATATTCACATTATCTATTTGTTCAATGTCACCAGTCAAAACAATTTTAGTTCCTTCACCTACTCTAGTAAGTATAGTCTTTATTTCATGCCGTGTCAAGTTCTGGCACTCATCAATAATAATATAAGCATTTTGAATTGAGCGACCACGAATATAAGTTAGAGCCTCGACCTCAATTATTCTTTTATCCATATATGACTCTAGCATTAAATTATCATCACCAAATAAGAATCTTAAATTATCTTGAATTGGGGCTAGCCAAGGCACCATCTTATCTTCTAGCGATCCGGGCAAATAACCGATGTCTTTTCCCATGGGCTGAACTGGTCTAGAAACAATTAATCTATTGTATACTGAGGATTCTCCCATTATTTGTTGCAAGCCCGCTGCAATAGCACACAAAGTCTTTCCGCTTCCTGCTTTACCAATAAGAGAAACCACAGGAACATTTGGATCTAAAAGTAGATCCAACGCACAATTTTGTTCTTTGTTTTTTGGTGCTATGCCCCATCCATCTGATTCTTTATGTTGAGGAATTTTTTTAAATTCTGTATTCTCATCAATGAATCTAGTAATTGCTGTTTTCTTTTCATTCGACGAAGATACCAGCATTACATATTGATTGGGATATAATTCTGCTTTGTCATCTATTGCATTATACAGATAAACGCTTTCACCTGTATAGAAACGGTCAATTATTTGATCATCCACAAGCAGCTTTGTAAAGCCACCATACAATTCAGAGCTTTCCTTTATAACATTTTCGCTACTATAGTTTTCTGCATTTACTCCAATAGCATCACATTTAATTCTTAGATTAATATCATTGGATACTAATATCACCTTGCGGCTTGGAAACTCTTTTATAAGTGTAAGTGCAGTGGCAATAATCTGATGATCAGCCGTATTAGGATCATAGCCAGAAGGTAATTCAGATAAATCTGGTGTTTTAGTAAAAACTAAGCCACGCCCTTTTCGAATTCGAATCCCTTTTTGAAAACTTCCTCTATTTCGTAATTCATCTAGGGTTCTAATAATTCCTCTAGCATTTGCGCCGACACCGTTTGGTCTTTTTTTGTTGTTATCTAATTCTTCTAATACTACAAGGGGAACATATATATCTCCATTCCCATAAGAAAAAATTGAATTATAATCTGTGAGGTATACGCTCGTATCAAGAACATAAATCTTTTTTGCCATATTTTACTTCCGTTATTCTTTTATGGTGCTGATAATCCAGCCCCTAATGATAAATAGCAAAGCCGTTTGAGATTTTACTTTATAGTTACTTTGTAGGGAAAAAAAAATAATCTTGAAAAATGCGGTTGCAAAATTAGTTATAGTATTTATGATGTTCATTACTTTTATGGGATGTGCATCATGTGCATCAAGCACTGCCTTATTTGGACCAGGAGATTTATTCAGAGATAAAAGACGATCATTTATTAAGATTGATATTTTTAAAAATATCTACCTAACAAAAACCTCCTCTGCGGTATCCGAAGAAAATTTAGAAGAATATGAAATTGATTTGCGCTCATCAGCTTCGGGCTTTATTGTTGGACACAATAGAGAAATTACACTCGTAGGAACTTCAGCGCACGTTTGTAGTATTCTTTACGGCAATCAAATAAATTATTTTGTGCAGGACTACTCACCTAAGAACCCTGAATGGAAGATGGCCGAAAGGGCTTCATATATCCTAAACGATTACAAAGGTGAAACATATGCAGCAATTCCAATTGCTTTTGATTTTGAAGCCGATATATGTATACTGGGTTCAGCCAAGATTTCGCTTCCAGCGTTGAAAATTTCCAATTCTAAGCCAATAATTGGAGAGAAGTATTATAATATAGCCGCCCCTATGGGATTATGGTCTTCTAAAATGATCCCGCTATTTGAAGGATTTTATTTGGGTAGAAAGAAGGTTCGTAGCAATCGCAAAACTTCTTATGTATTTTCTATTCCTGCCAAGGGTGGGTCTTCAGGTTCTCCAATACTGAATAGTTATGGTGAAGTTGTTGGAGCATTACACTCTGCTTATAGAGGGTTTGAAAATTTGTGTATGGCTACCACAAATAAAGAAATTTATATGATTTATCGCAAGTCTATGAGAGTGCTACTAAAAGATTATAAAAAATATAAACTTATCATCGACATTATAAATATTTAATAGACTACGTGAATATCAACTTCGTGACTGGACGTGCCTTCTAGATCGATTGGTCTAGATTTCCCATTTAAATCTTTTATGATTATCACACCCTCATCGTTATGAGGATTGACTTGATAATTAGTTATTTCGGCTGGACCTTCGCAAAAAGTTTCCTTTGTGTTGCGATGCGTATATAGTAAAAAAATCTTATCACCAATGTTCATAATAATACCTTACCATAAGTAGGATCTAAGATCAAGAAAAAGAAAAAAAATAATGGAGGTGGCGGGAATCGAACCCGCGTCCACAATGCTTAAATAAATTTGCGATATACAAGGTTATATCTTAATCTTTCTTCTGAACAAATGCGTAAAGCTTTTCAGCTTCAGCAATTATTTCTTCAGTTGTATAAGAAGGAACAGCATTTCGCGCTCCATCGGGTTTGATCATTTCATTCTCAAAGTCGCGATTGCATTTATCACCTAGAATACCTTGCGCCATTCCAAGCAATCCTTCTCGAATTTCATAACCATTTTTATTTTTATTTTCTGACATAATAAATGTCCTCCTGTGTGTGTGTTAATTTAAACACGGTTTTGGGTAACAAGGAAACCGTAAACCCCGCTTTGATTGCTTACGCAGCCAAAGTTAATGCAACATTATCGTTAGCAGTTATTTATTTTAAGCCTTTTAGTGTTTGCTTATACACCCTTGCACAAATCTATCTCGACACCCTGTCGAATCCAGTTCACCCCCGTAGTAATAAATATTATAGCAGATTAAATTTTTTTTTTGTAATGAAAAGCGAATGGCGGGGTTCGAACCCGCAACTTTCAGATTGGAAATCTGACACTCTGCCAGTTGAGCTACATTCGCAAAAAAAAACAATAAGATTGTTACTTATTCACAGTAACAAAGCTAGGCTCGTTTCAATACTAACATAAGTTAGTTTGGTTAGCTTCAACAGAGCCATTGAAGCACTCGAATATCACATCAGAAAACTGCTTTATCTTATTGCCCATAAACTAATTTCTATTCTAAACGTCTTTGACCCCCTTGTCAAGTGTTTGTTCAAAATAGTCGTCAATCTTATATCTATTTATAGTTTTCTTCATAGATAATTCGTTCAGACCAAGAAACCTCGCGGCTTCTCGCTTTGAACGTGTTGCGGATAAAGCATACTTCAATACCGCATCTTTTACAATGTTTGGGATAGAATACCAAAGTGGTAATCCATATAATTTTTTATTAAAAGAAGACTTGGCGGTCAGTTCCAATTTTAGACCAATAACTTCTTCAAGGGAAAGAGCATTGAATAGAATCTCAAACTCCTCACTAGACTTTCCTTGTTTTCTTAATCTATTAGAAATAGAGTAGTCTTTATTCCGTCCATCATTTCTTTTCAGATTCGCCATTAGCTACACCCAGTATACCATAACCCGCGATGTCTTTAAACGGATTTTCTCCAAACGCATCTTTTTTAGTTGCAATTCTAAACAGCTTATCAATGATGCGAGTAATAGCCAGCATATCTTTATATTGTTCTGGCTCAATTCCATTTGGATATAGAATCTTTAAAATTTTTTCTGACTTTAGGAAAGAGCTTCCATAAGCAGCATCTTTTTCGTCAACAAGTTTACCAATTTCAGTAGCAATTTTTTCGAACTTCATGAAGTTAAGGATACTATTATTATAGATCGAAGTCAAGTTCTTCTTCATCACCTTCTTCTTCAGTTCCGAGATCTTCTTCTTCACTAGCCTCTGCATCAATTTCTTCCTCATCAGAATCTACTTTTTCTTCTTCATATTCATCAGTTGTCGGTTCAATAACTTCACCAAGTTCTTTTTCCCACTTGTCAAAATAAAGTTTTAAATTTGTAATCAAATAGTCTTGAAACGTTTTTTGATCCTCGTCATCACTTAGAGTATTGTATGATTCTAAGATTTGTTTTTCTATGGAGTCAAACGATTGCGCGGCTAGTTTTGCTCCGGTTGCGTTTGCTTCTTCGTCTTGTGTTTCCGTGCCTTCTTCTTCCTCATCGCTCTCGATACCTGGATCAATATCAATAAATTTATCGTCATCTGTTATATCAATTTCAATTTCTTCATCAATCTCAATAAATTCTTCACTGGATGTTCCATCGGTACTCATTTCAGTGGCTTGACTATTTATGTTCGCAGTTTCTAAAGCAGTATTGACAGAAGAAACTAATTGAGACCGAAAAGCATCCCGCTGTTCTTGTTTTGTGGTCAATGATTTATAGTCTTGCTCAATCCCAGGAAGGATACTCTTTAGTAGATCTTCCAGAAAATTAATAGCAGTGGAGGCGTGTGGCACTCGGTCTGCTTCGCCCTCTAGAATGAGTTTTTGAATAACTCCTCGCAAAACATTTTCTTTCACCTTTGCTTTTTTATCTGCTTTGGTGATGATCTTGCGTATTGCCTCTCTTAGAATTGTCTCTTTCATAAAAGTGTTCCTATCAATATAGTGTTCTTTAATTTTTTTAGTCATAATGCTCCAAGCCTTTTTCTTATCTTTAAGATTCCTTAAGGGTATATATTTAGCAAAAGATTTAAAATCGTTATTAGCGATAATCTCTCGCATTTGAGTTCCTGATATTCCACCACCAAACATAGGAGTATTTATCATTTCTACAGATAAGCCCAAGTCTCTTTTATCTGCGAATGCCTGGGCTCTATCAAATCTAGTATCAGTCTCATCCTTTTCTCCCTTTCCAAGAAAAACTGTTTCCTCATTATTGAGAGTTTCTAAATAATCATATACTGAAGCCACAGGCGTACTTTTATCAGATATCATTACTGACATTCTATCACCAATTCCATTAGCCTTTATATAAAGTTGCCACAACTTTAAAGATTGATCGGCGTTTACCTCTATTGTCTTCGTTTTATCTGTGGAGTATCCCTCACGGGGCTTAGGAGATATTATTACGATGACTTCATCTGCTCCACTGTCCAATAAATGTTTCGCTCCCAAAAAATGACCAGCATGTGGTGGTTTGAAACCACCAGGATGAATACCTATCGTCTTTCCAGATTCTTGTTCTAGCATAACTTCTTTTTGTAGGGCGGGAATCTTTCCGCGACCATATTTGAATATTCCTAATATTTGATTTGCTGGTGCAAAGTTTCCTGTAAACTTATAAGTCACCCCATCCCAATCAAATACAAATCCTTCGGTTGCTGTACTAATATTTTCTGCTTTACCAATCTTTTCTAAATGTTTACGAACAACATCCATTACATCGTCACGATTAGAACCATTGATCGCATCTATTGCTATTCCAACCTCACCGGCCAAACGTTTTACTTCGGCATCATTATCTAAAATAAATGCACTCTCTAAGCCACGCAACATTTCTACAGAGAAGTCATGAATTGTTTTCTCTAGTGGACCAATCACCTCTCCCATGATTTTCTTTCCACCCTTCACAAAGGAATTTATTTCTGCTTTTGCTTCTTTATCAAGTCCCTTGGTAATAGTAGTAACTTTAATTCCTTTTTCACCAGCGATTCTTCGTATCAGCATGTCTTTACGAGCATCATCGAGCATGGGAAACTTATTATCAATTATAGGAGACAATCTCGCATTGACAAAATCACCAATAGTGCTTCCATCTGAAAGCCCAACACTAGAGATTATTTTATTGATTCTCTGATTTGTTTTTTTTAAGGCTGCATCGTTCTCAAGGCTCTGTAGGTTCTTGATGGCGTTCATTTGTACTGTAAAGTCTTCAGCCGCTTCGGACTGTTGAACGCCCTCTAGTGCGTTCTGCAAAATAGCCACATTATTGGACACATCAGTATCTTTTATGTTTCCAGTTTCACGATCAAATTCAGAATGACCTTTCTGATGTATGACCAAAGACCGAGTGTCATAGTTGATAACGTTCGGATTCGCCGGGTCCATAATTTCAGCATTATAAAAAATATTGGCGTCTTCTCCAAAGATTTCTATTTGTTCTTCGGGTGATAATTGGCTTATTACCTTTTCAAAGGCATCAAAAGAATCAACAAACGCCTTTTCTAACGCACCCCGATCAGCAAACTTACTCGCAAGTTGCATAGCGTCCATTCCGCCTGTTTTTATGTTGCCTTTATTCCGCGCTGCTTTCGCTTTACCGTCTTTTACAGAATAAGAAATAAAAAGGTTTTGACCATCGGTCTTCTCTGTCCCTTTGAGTTCTCCACTTGATGCGGTATCAAATATTTTTTTTATTTCACCAAAGGATAAATCTGGATTATCATATAGGTGATTGAGATGACCGTATAATCCACCCTCTAGTAATAGCGATGACATTTCTATTCCTTGGATGTGTCCTGTTCTTGTAGTAGTTGGTTTTCTTCTTGAAGTATTTGATTTTCTCGCTGTAAGCGATTGGACGCTTTTCTAATTTCGTTCAATTGATGTTTCATAAGCTCGATGCGCTTGCTCTCTCTCATAGATCTGGGCTTAATCATTCCCAGGCTTTCTTTGAGTGACTGAACCCATACACTAATATCTGGCGTGACGCCTTCATTAAGTATAAACTCTTTCCACCGACTATTGAGATCATTAATCATTTTTTTTAGTATAGCCCCAACGCTTCATCAATGCTTCGTTGGTTTGATGCCGTGCTTTCTCGCGAATGTCGCGAGAGGTTGGAAAAAATGATTCCTCCACATCAGCAAAACCTTTCATAAAGTCTGGTTTGTCGTTCGACCAAACCGGCTTGTCGTCTTCATCGACTTCTGTCTCGTGTTCTTCACGTTCATCAGCCTCGTCACCACCACCGGGGGTATGAGCTTCCGTTTCTGTTTGAAAAGATTCATTTTGATCTTCATCTCCTGATGAAGCCTCCCGTTCTTCTTCATCGGCTGCAACGCCGCTTCGTTGCCCGGCCGCCGCAAGGGCCGCTGTACCGGCATCGGCTGCTTGTTGTTGTTTCGATGCCGCATCAATCATTTCAGGATCAAAGAAGGATGAATCACCATCATCTTCTTTTACCGTGACCAACATTTCTTTTACCAGTCCACGAATAACCTCGCGTAGTTTTGTTTCTTTGTCTTCCATTAGTTTTTCTCCCATAATTGAAGTATCAGTAAATAGTTTCGTACTATCATTACGTTTATAATTATCTTCCCAGTCACGAAAGATTAGATTACCTGTTTCATATGCTTCGCGTTCCATTTCCCGCAAGTGACCATCTTCTTGCGCGTATCCTTCTACGGTTGCCAAGCCCTCATTGAAGTCTCCGCGACAATTTTGGGAATGATGAACCAACTCATGTGACAATGAGCGCATAATATCTTTGACATGACGGCCTTGAGTATACAATCCAATTTTATGGCTGCCCGGATCATAGTAAGCCGTTTTACCCAGAGGATTATTAGAATTTTCTTCGTTTGTTAGAATAACAATTTTGGCATCAGGATTAAATCCCAATGTTTCTTTAGAAGCTTCGTATAGACTCTTTATTAAAGGTTGTACTTCCCCACCATATCATCAGTAATCCATAAACAAAAGTAAATAAATACAGAATAAAAGGAATTATTTTAGTCTTATTGTTTTTGTAGAGAACCCAAACACAAAAATTTACAACAACAAGTTTATAAAAAATGAAAAGGTAGTGGTTACTTTGCAATAGTGAATCCATTAAGGGATTGGTTTCGCATAGAGCACCAAATTTTATGTATTTTAGCGTAAAAAATGCGTCAATTGCGTTGAAGACTGTGAGAAGCATCAATGTAATCGGCAATCGCATTTTTTTGGAAATTAGCACTATAATTTTATGATGATGTATCCATCCACTTGATCTTCGGGAAGGTCATCTCTCTCAATGTGCCTTAGAGGTGGTTCGGGCAAAGGAGCATACAAACGTTCGCGATGATCTTCTAATCTTTTTTTGCGCTTGCGCTCCTCTTCGATCAAAACTTCGATTGGAACGTCTTCCCAAGGTTTTTTTCTATTGCCCACATTTGTAACTATATCCCAAAACATACAACCACCTTTTTTTTATGATTCTTTTTGTATTTCCGATAACATAAAGTTTTCTGTTGAACCATCTGTTTTACGAATTCGTGCAAATACAAAACAACGATTTGCCCTCATCTTTTCATTATAAATTTTTATTATATAACCATATTCTTTGGTATTTCCTAGGTGAGCCCATGAAACTAAATCGCCAACCTTAAAAATATCTAAATATCGGCTACCAAAGGCATCACCATCTTCTACTTGTTTGCCCATTGAATATAGGTATAAACACACTTGGCTGTTAAGTCATTATACCTCTCCTCACTATAATATAATGATAAGCGATCTGCTAGTTTCTTTCCTCGTCGCCATGCTTCGAGTTCTTCTGATATGCAATCCACTTTATATTTGGGGCTACGCGCTAATTGTTTATTAGTGGTGGCATAAGCATACATTCTCGCCGTGGCTGGATATGCTTTCTCGTAGTTTTCCCAGTTTGATTGAATAAGCAAGTGACCGCACTCATGCAATAAAGAATAAAATTGTTTTTCTATTCCTTGGCGCGTGCTTATGTTTATAAGCTTGCTAGATGGTAACATTTCGTCTTGATTAAGATAATCTAGATCAAGTGTCCACCCTTTTTTAATAAGCCACAACGTAAGCTCGCCCATACCGGCTTCAAATAGTTTCTTTTCTAATTCCTTGTCTAATATAGTCATCGCCCCTCCTAATTTGGGTAATACTATTATGACAGAGAAGTCCCGGAAGGTCAAGGATAATCATTTATTAGGAATTTTTAGTTTATTAAGATTAATAAATTAGGAGCAAATAGTGATAACAATACAATAGCCGCTAATGTTTCCTGAATTGTTGGGAGTTGTATCCGTCATCCCTGGTGTGGGATTTAAGACCAAGCCAGAATAATAACACCAGAATTCATTGGTGTCGTCATATACTCGTTGATAATAAGTGTTCTCGCAGCTACCACCAGATTGTAATTCAGCAGCACCACCGGATGGTGGTTGTCCCGAATAAACCCATTTTACTCCTTCTTCGACTCCTACAAAGCCTGAATCTATGTTAATTACATCAACTGCTGACATCTTTATTCACCATATTTTATAGGCTCGGGACTTCATCAGCGGGCAGCCAAAGGCAAGTTATACATGCAAGTTGAATTAAGCCCGTTGAAGGTTCGACAGTGGCATTAAGGGTGTTAATGTTAGTATCGTTTGCCAGATATATATCTACCAATCTCCCTCGGATTGCCCTATTGCCGACAGCAGTCCCCATAGCATATATTGGAGCTGCGATGAATTTTCCATTAATATCATTACCATTGGTGTCGCCTCCAGTAGCGTAATACATAAAACCGTTTGACATAGAATATGCGCGGACATCGGATGTTGTAGTTCCATCAATCCAAAAACCCAGAGAATTCCCACTGGTTTGCAGATTGCCAATACCAAACGCATTATATGTTTGACTGGGCTGCCCCCAAGAATTTCCACTTTTACGAAGATATTGAAATAGAGGATAATTATCGGACGCATCGTGATCGGCTAGTTTGCTTATAATGAGGCCCCAACCGGCGCGGGCGGTGCTGTCGTTGCTGTTATAAAAGATCACATCCCCAGTGGTGTTATAAGAAAAATGATATTTAACATTGGTTAAACCGGGCGGCACAAAGCCATCGGTTGTCGTCATGGTGTTTTTATTTCCACTGGCTGCGCCGATGGTGCTTGTTGTGCCTCCCGTCCAATCTCCCGTAGACGTGTAAAAGGTACAATCTTTATCGGCGGCAGCGTTCCATTCAATCGCAAAATATACTTGATTTCCAGTGGAAGGATAATCAGTGGGGCTTTCTAGAACAATCCAACTATGAACTACAGCAGCAGCACCATGAACTACATCGGTATATACAGACCATAGATCACTCGCCGACGTTGTTAGCCCATTACTACTTTGAGTAACTGTCCAGCCTGCGGAAACAAAAGCATTTTTCATAGCCAATAAAATATTACCCACTTGCTTTTCAATAGTAGTTTGATCTGCGGGAACATTATTTCCCGAGCTAGTCCAAGTTCTTTCAAGTGTTGGCATTCTTTATTCTTCTCCTGTGCTGGTAAATAGTTTCATTAACTCAATACCACGCGAATTCCTTTAACTAAAGATATAGTTCCCGCTGTCGAACCGGATAAATAAAATTCATACCAATCATTAGCCGGAATAGCTACAGCAGAACCAGAAACATCCTGTAAGCTTCCGGTGGCTTCCAAGGAAGTCACACTACTCCCACCAGTAAATCTTTTTACCTCTAGAGATGCTGTGGTGAAAGTTGCAGTACCCATCATCGCACGGAAAGAAAAATTAGTATTTGAACCAGATAGAATTCTGGCTGATCCGACCAATGTAGAGGTGGTTCCTGATACTTCAGTATTAGTAATTAAGTCTATTGAACATGCTGCCATAATTGTACCTCTAAATAGTTTTAGATTTTGTATTCCACAAAAATTCCTTCTAGGCTAGATGTGGTG